GTGTCGCGCGTGTTGGAATACAAAAATTAAAAACATTTCATATAAACAACACTAAGGGGGTTAATAATTATGAATATTGATGACGAAATGAACCGCATTTTTAAAGTGCGAAAAAAAAACCAGGGGCAGCTATTCATTGACGCGGAACGCAAGTCTTATGAAGAAGAAGAACGCAACTTATATTGTCAATGCGGAGAACTTAAAACCAAGTGTCCGGATAGGTACGCACATTTAACAGGGGGCGCATGATGACTAAAGTAGAAACCGCAAAACTAAAAGAGATTGTAAAAAATTTAATGCTATTGCCAGAATACAAAAGAAAACAAATAGCATTGATTTTAATCGGCTCAACCTTGACCGACATATCAAGGAAAGAGGCGGAAACAATAAACAAAAGTTTTAATAAAGGGGGCGCATAATGGATAATAAAATTGATCCAGGGTTTTTTAGACTAGTACATATTTATATGAGGCATATAGATAAGGTTTTAAAAGACGTTAAAAATAAAAAAAATGATCCATATTCTAATGATGATTTAGAAATCGCCATTGAATATGCAGAACAAATTAAAAATGTAACCAGGGGGATGCAATGGAAATAACCATTGATAAATTAAAAGGAATCGCACTTCATATAAAAATAGAGGCTGCGAATGATCTAGGCTTAAAGGATGAAAGGTTTAAGGGAATCGTTGAAGGTCTGGACAAAGCCATTAATCATTTAGAGAGGGTTGCAAAAAATGATTGAAGTAATGCACATCGACAAAGTACGCAATTGGTTCGGCGATAGGGGTTATCCTTTTTACGATAACTCCAAGCTTAGATACAAGGTTATTAATATTAAAGGCTCGCGCTGGATTTTTATCCACGACTCGCAAAACTATGATGACGAAGTAGAACTATATTATATGAATACAAATTATTGTGAGCCTTTTGATATGTGGCCGCGTAAAGGTTTCAGCTGGGCAAAAAAGAATTTAACTAAATTAACCCAGGACGCAATAGATTATGAGTGATCATAGAAACCAAGTCATCCTAGAATCTTTATATCAAAAATATATAGACCTGGGGTATGAAGACGCAGAGGCGCAAGAACTAGCGCAAAAAGAATTTGTAGAAAATAGCAATTAAGTGTTTAATCGGTGTATAATCACCAGGAGAGAGAACAATGACACAATATAAAGACGAAGTAGAAAAACAACGCAGATCAAACCGGCTCGCAGTATGGCGTAAAGGCATTAAACTAAGTTATGGATTAGCCATTGATAATGGTAAAGATGTAGAGCATCTAACTATTTTTAATGACGATAGCACAACGCTTGAATATCTCAAGACAGATCGCAAAACTGAAATCACACCCAGCCCCCATTCTCATGATGACCTCATTGATATGATGTTGGGCGATGAAAACAAAGAGGCAGAATTAATTATTAGAAAAAAACTAGCAGGAGAAAACAATGAGTGAACTTCCCCCAATTGAAGATAGAATGCCAGGATGTGAGTGGGTGTTGGTTATCAAGTATGGAGATCCATACACCAACGCTCAACAAAGAACTGGCTTTGGTCCCTTCCCCACAAAAGAGGACGCAGATAATTTTAGAGCGCAGTATTACTATGATCAAATTGTCATAGCTGAGATTGTCCCACTCAATGCAGTTATACCTCAAAGCGCAACTGAATTAGATATTGATTTTATTCCAGAGGCAAAGGTTGTTGATATCAATAGCAAGATTAATCCAAAAAAACATTAGGAGATAACATGGGTTTTAAAATAGAAAAGGATATTCCAATCAGTAAGTTCTACTCAAAGTTTTGTGAGACTTTAGACAAACTACAAGTAGGGGAAAGTATTGGCGGCCTAACAAAAGAACAAGCTTACAAGTATAGAGTTAATTTCTACACCAAAAACTTTAAAGACCGCAAGTTCAGACTTGGCAAATGTCCGCACAAAGATGGAGACTACAGGATATGGAGAGTTAGTGACAAGTATTTAGAAAGGAATGGTTTAAAATGATAGAAACGATTCTTGAAATTTTAGGCGCAATTGTTTTATTCCTGGTCATTAATTTACTTTGTTTGTTTTATATCTGGTACAACGATCACGATAGACATCTATGAAGGAATTAAAACAAGAGAGAGAAGTGCTTGTTCAAGCAAAGTTCTACCTAGATAAAGTAAATCCAAATGCTGCCAATCTTCCAGACTTGTTGCGCGATAAGTTTGAAACTGAGGTAGATAGAAACAATATATTCTTTTCTATCTGCATACCAGGAGATAATAGCAAAATAAATTTAGAAGACATTGTTCAGCAAAACAATGATCTTCTACATCAAGTTAAGTTCTGGCAAGAACTCTATCTAAAAGCCATTGATCAAAAATGAGACAATGTAAAATATGCAAGCAAACAAAAGAACTGAGCTCAGAAAACTTTCCCAATAGAAAACTGAAAAAAGCCCCACCTTTTAGATGGGAGTGTCGATCTTGCTACAACGAAAACAAAAGAAACAAACCTTTGTACTGGGCACATAAGATGTTGTCTGGTGCCAGGCGCAGATCTTTGGACCGAGGTTGGCCGCCTTGTACTCTCAAGGCTCAAGATATTTGGGATGTCTGGCCAGAAGATTTTAAGTGCCCGGTGTTAGGCATTGAGCTTGTACATGGGCACGAAGAAAAACATAACTCTCCCACATTAGAACGCATCGACAATAATAATTTTTATGTTAAAGGCAACATTCTTATTGTTTCGCATCGAGCTAACTGCATAAAAAGTGATGGAACCTGGCAAGAGATTATGCAAGTTGCAGAATTTTATAAACAATTAGAGGAAAACAAACATGGCTAAAACATGGATCAAAGAAAAAATACAAAGCATTAAAAAGAAAACATCCATCGGTGACTCTCGATTAAGCAGAGGCGCTGGCACTAACAAACGCAAGACGCGTAAAAAATATAGAGGTCAAGGCAAATGATTAACTATCCCTGCGGTTGGTTTGATGTAGAACAATTGCCTGGCGGTTCGGGTTGCAAGTCATGAGCTTTGAAAAAGGTCTGGCTGAATTAGAACGCATCGTTGCCAGGCTTGAATCATCTGATGTAGATCTTGAGACAGCAGTCGCAGACTTCGAGCAAGGCATGAAGATTCAACAATACTGCAAAAAAAAATTAGAAGAAGCTACTCTTCAGGTAAATCGTCTTCTTGCTGATGGGAAGCTGAAGCCTCTGAAAGATCTTCCTCATCGTCAAGCAGAGCCTCTTCAACAATCTCCTGCCCAAGCTGATTCTCTAGATCTTTCTGATCTGGACTAACCTCTTCAACCTCTTCTACCTCTTCGGCTGATCCCAGGACAATCTGATGTTCTTGTACTAACTGCTGCAACCTTATCTCTAATTGATCCCTGCTCATATTATCAATCTTATGTATCTTCAACTCCTTCCTATCAACCATGAGTCCGGCAAGTTTTGCTCTTGCAATCTCCGCTGTTACCGCAGGCCCATATGATCCATCCGCCAATGCAACATCGCGTATCTCTCCAAGCTTCTTTGCTATCCCCTCATAAGTTATTTCATTCTTCGAGCGCTGAATCGCTTTGAACTGCCTAATCTTTTCTTGCACATGGGCATACTCTGGATTGCTCAACAACCTTGTTGCTGCCACAGTAGGATTCTCATACCCTGCCAGGTGAGCACACTTCGTCTGATTGTAATCTTGATACACCATGAGATCGACAAACTTTTCTTGTTTCTTCGTTAATTTTTTATTAGTCATAACTTCCCTAACTTATGTGTATACATTGTTTCATATTTGTATCTCTAAGAGAACCTATCTCTCCTACAGAATAGGTGTGTTTATACACCTTTCTATAGTTCTCTATAGAGATGCACATGCGCACAGCTGCACATACCAGTATCCATGCGCCCTCCAGCGATGCATGTGCATATGTGCGGGCATGTGCAACTGCACAACCGCACAGACCCCTGAATGTTGCAACCATGCACCTTTCGAGAGGGGCTGTGCAATTGCCCCTCCGCCCACTGCACAGCCACTTATACACACTTTTATTACACTCCAACACACACTCCAGCATACACTCCCCCCTCGATTTAGTTAGTAACATTTGTTTCCTCTTTGTTTTTGAACCACATTCTTGTGCAATATCTTCTGATGATTGCCACCACTGTTAACACCCCCGCTTGTGCTATTGAGATGATGAATGCATTCTGCGTAAACACCAAGCAGATTGTCAGCACCACCCATACCAGGGGCAAGTTGATTGCTGTTCCCATGAATGTATCAGCCATTGATTCTTTGAGTGCTGCTTTGTCTAATCTAAAGGTTTGTCTATCCATTCTCTCCCTCCCTCTCTTTTAATCTCATCTTCTACGTTGCCCAGATGTCTGTAGTTCTTCTCAAAGAACTCGTTGTCTCTTTTGACCAGCTGAGTAACCGCATGATCTTTCAGGCCACCAATCGCTCGTAGTAGCTTCTGCCGCCTTGCATCTAAGTCAGCGAACATTGCATCACCTAGCACTTTAATTAAATCATCCATCGTCTTGCCAAGGTTTGCTCATTTGATTGTCCTCTAAATAATACCAAGTGTTCTTTCCAGGGAT